TTGAATCACATTTTCAACGACAGAGCCACCCCATATGCCTACATCTCCTGCTCGTGATTTGTAAACATAACGACTTCTTGTTTCTGATGTATCTAGTCGTAAGTTAGGGTAGGTGATATATAAACCATTCGGTAGCTTGATACCCTTAGGGGTAACTAACAAGCATTTGTGATGTCCAATATAATATGGCTCTTTATTCATAGGCCAATCAGATATATCGGCTAAAGCGTTATCGCATTCTCGCCATAACTCAATTACTTTATCATTAACTTCTCGATAAACTTTTACAAGTCTTTGACATTCAGCATCGCTTAAATCAGCACCAGGCGGCGATGTCTTTAGTGTATGTTGTAGTTTTGACCAACCTGTGCCATAACCTAATCCAAGTGTGCAAGTCTTACCAACAAAACGTTCTGTTGCATCGGCTTTAGTAATAGGTCTATCATATACTTTAGATGCAAACTCTGAATAAACATCTCGTCCTTCTCTATACCATTGGACTACATCTTCTTGGCCTGCAATCCATACCAATACACGAGCTTCAATTTGTGATGAGTCACAGTTAATAACTTGATGGCCTACTGGAGCCATAATAGCGTTCTTTAAAGCCTTCTTTTTCTTATCCCTTGATGGTAGGTTTTGAAAATTAACTTTATCTAATCCCGCCCATCTACCTGTGTGTGCACCATAATATTTTAAAGGAATAGGAAGTCTGCCTGCATTACGTTTACCAATACCAAGAAAGCGTTCAATGCGAGATTCTTCCATCGTTGATTTTGTGCCTAGTCTTACACGACATAGCTCTTGTATAAATATATCTTCGTGCTCTGTAAGTTCTATAAATCCTACATCATTTTTGGCTAAAGCAAATGTATCCTTACCTGTTGCAGGACTTACTTTCGTAGGCACAGGAATATTTAGTTCCGTAAGAAGTTCAGCAAATTGTTTATTAGATGCTAGTATGGCTCTTACTTCTTCCTCTGAATGACAATTTAATCTATTCATTAAACCTGCTAATAGACTTTGTTTATCATTCTTTACTATCTCTAACCTCTCTATTAATATTGCATCATTGACTTCAAGCGTAGGCTCGGTATACATGCGGATAGTAATATCAATAAGGTCTATCTCATTCTGTGGGAAGTCTTGAGCTAATACATTAAATAACTTATATGTTAAATCAACGTCATTCTTACAGTAGCCACCATATCTATCTAATTCAGCAGGACTAAAGTTTTCTAATCGTTTACCCTTGGCATCAATAACCTCTGTGCCCTTCTGTCCTAGTTTATATTTCTCAACTAGAAAAGCTAATGAACCACCAACGTTGACACCATGTATAGCACGAGCCATGCACAGAGTATCAATATAAAGTTTCGGGGATATATTAAAAATAAAGCTAAGGATAGCACCGTCAAATAACATATTGTGGCAAAGTAGAGCAGAGTCTTGTATATTGTATCCATCAAGAATAGACTGTAATTCGTCTTTCGTGCCCGTATGCCATTTAGTATCTTCTTCATTTACTTTTACTCCTACTCCAATGACTTGAAATTGTGGTGACCTAATATATTCTTCTGTGGTAAGACCTGATAAGCTAAAGCCTGTGTCATAAAATGTTTCAAAGTCTAAGGTTATTAATTGCATGAATGCTTTCTAAATTGGTGGGCTACTTGCGGTTTATGTAATTGCAAAAATACCATTTTTAACATATAAATAAAGTGCTTTCGCCCGTTGTTATATTACAGATAGTATTATAAGTGAAGTTGTAACTATTGCAAGTAAAATCTTTAGATTTCTGTCTTCTTTTTTAGCAAAGTCATCTTTGTGATATGTTCCTCCCCAAGCCTCTCTTGCTGAACGTGGTGTAGGTTTATCTATTGAATCAGGTTGAAAGAACCTCCAACCTCTTTTTGCGTTTTTAACAAAAACTCTTCGTTGCCAATCTTCAAAATGTCTGATAGCTATTCTTGCACTGGGGTCAAAGTTATTTAATTTTGCGTTTTGCACAATACGTCTCCTCTTTTTTTGTTTAATATGCAAATTATTTGTGGTGTTTTTGATATTCATTTCTACAATCTACCGAGCACCAACGACGGCTATCACCTATACTTTCCTCACACCATATACATTTACCCGTTGTGTTTGAGGGTGTTGTAGCTTTATTATGTGCATTAGTTAAGGCGGTATTAATCATCTGTTGTAGATAATCATTGGCTATGTCGGCTTCGTCACTCATTTAAAAAAGGCTTCCTTTGGAATCACTAAATTTACTTTGTTCTATTTTAAAATGTTTCCTCCATGCATGCCCTCTCTTTTGTGGTGCAGGTAAAGTAATTAAACCTTTACTTTCTAGCTCTCTTAATCTAGTATGATTACCAATGGTATGTTGCATAATTTGATTTCGGCTAGCGTTTGGAAATTTAGACATATAGTCTAATACATGTTTGATGATGTCGTCATCTTTAATTCGTGCATATGCTCTCATATAAAACATTCTCCTACTAAGTTTAAACATTCTTGAAACGGACTAATACTTGATTGCTTTTCTACTTCTAATTTAATTACATTTTTACCTTGTTCTTTGTGCCACTTGGCTTCTTTGGCTGACCATCTATACTTACGGACAATCTCACCATCTTCATCTACAACTGCATAACTAAACGGAATCATTTCTATTTAAAATCTTCTTCTGTTAGTATTGGTCTATCTTTTTTAGCATCTTTAAGCATCATCTCTAATCTATCTATAATTTCATCTTTAGTATCGCCCATAACCTCATCACGCTCACAATAAGCTCTTGGTTTACCATCATCATAATAAAAAACCTCATTAAGTGTATAGTAAAATTCCCCTGTCCTAGGACATTTACTTTTCATGATTCTATAGTTCCAAGTCATATTGTTCTCCTTTAAAGTTCTACCCAACCTGTAATTATATATTTATCATTTGATAATGCTTGGTTACCTCTATGCGCATGGGTTAAAGCTCCAGGAAATAATATAATAGTTCCTTGTTTTGGTTTAACCCTTTTAGGGTAATATAAAAACTCAGTTTCTCCGCCTTCTTTAACATCATTTAAATATAATATAAAGGTTAATACTCGATTTGATAATTCTCTAGTTCCTGATTCAAAATGCCATCTATGATATGCTTCTCCTACTTTAGCTTTTTGTAGTTTTAAATGATATATACTGTGTTTATGGGCTTCACTTAATATACTGTACTTATCTACATATCTTGAATATACTTCGTTCCAAAAAATAGTTAAAAAATCAGAGCTTACATTTTGAGTTGTGCTTAAACTAATAGTGCGTTCCATATGAAGTCCTGTATTAGTATCTGATACAACATGTCTTAAGTTATTTTCTAAAACAACTCGGTCTGATGTTAATCCACCCTTTTCTATATTTGCATAATAATCAATTACAAAATCACAGTACTCTTTAGAGTAAATGTTGTACTCTAAAATAAAATTGTCTATTTCTAATTTATTATTCATCATAGTTTCCTATTTAAATGGTTTGCCTGTAATCCAACCCACTAATGAATAACGTCTACCTTCTGTAATAGGTGTGACTTCATGTAATGTTGGTGAAGGAAACGCAACGACTGTGCCTTGTTCTTTTCTCATTACTTCTGGTTTTTCGCCTAAATAGATTTGTAGTTCTCCACCTTTATAATATTTAGGGTCTGATAATTGTAATACAAAGGATAACTTCCTTACTGTTCCGTTATAAATATTATCTACATGTTTACCATAGTGACCACTTGGTGCATTGTATTCTGTAAATTGAAAGCCTTCTGTAAAGCCAAACAAATCAAATCTAAAATAATCTTCATTAAGCCCTGTAATAATATCTGTGAGTCTTTGATACACCCAATTAATTTGAGGGTCGGGTGTAATCCATACCACTTTACTTTCACGGATTTCAAAATTTAATTCATCTTTGTTAGATACACCAGCATCTTTTTTCTCAAATTGTTCTGCATAATCTATAATCTTTTTACACTCTTCGGGAGTAAACGCTTTGTCCCAATATGCCCACGCATTTAACTTCTCTACTTCAAAAGCCCAACTTGCATTGGGTTTCTGTGCAAACTTTATATCTTTAACTTTTTTATTTTCAATCATTTTAATATACTCCAACAGATTTGTAGTTTGTTCCAAAAAGATAATTTCTTTGTGTTTGCTACCATGTAATCTGATAATGCTTTTTGTATGCCCGCTTGCAATATAACTTCTCTACCTGCTTGGTTCATATCTAATGTTAATTTGCAATCGCCTTGGTTTGTATCTTTAATACTTACTACTTTGATATATGGTTTTCTAGTTGCCATTAAAAACTCCTTTGTTCAAAACATTGTAAGTGTGACTTAACAAACATATTAGTTTTTACTTCTTCATATAGTTCACCTTGTATGCATTTTAAATTGACTTTGGATTTCTTTTGCATATGAGTGTATGAACCCAATCCATATCCTGTAAATATTGCTACAACAATAATTATACCTATAATTAACTTATCCATCATAACCCTCCATAAGCTTCTGTTAATCTTTTTGTTGATTCTCTATAACTTTTAACACCTGTAATCTTTTCTGTCTGCAACTCATCTTTAAATAAAGGTGTGATTGAGATGTAATGTTTCTTAGATGGCAAATCGCGTATCCATGACAATTCGGTCGGTCTAAATTGTGTAATAGATGACCACACTAATTCACCATGTATATTAAATTCTTCTATTGCCCATGCGTAGGGTTGTTGTTTAAGGGTTTCTTGCATATTTACCCTCTCCTTGTTTATAAAATATTAGTTTTGACCATTTGACTACTGGTTTTAGATTATACCATGATTTTGGTTTTGTGATAGTGGTATCGTGGAAATGTGTTGCGCCATATGAATAGTCTACCTCTAGACGATGTAACACTTTATATGCTAGGTCTTTATACTCTTGTCGAATTACCTGTGGGGGTTTGACATAACCATACCAACTAAATTGTGCAGGTCGTTTCATTTCACGGCATACATTTTTGTAATCAAAGTCTGCTCGTCTAAACAATACATAACCGACGGCAATTTGGCCTTGACGTGGTTCTGATGCAGATTCCATGTAAATCGTTGTGGCAAGACACACCAATGCTTGTTCTAGCATAGTATCCTCCTTTTTTAGAGAACTGGTTTCTTATTTAAACT